ATGGTTCCAGGTTTGTTACTCACCGGCATTATCGCCGGCTGGCGGGACCGGCTCCGGCAGAGCCAGACGATTCATGATTTTTGTCAGGCCAAGTACGGCAAGGCCCCGGCCATCTTCGTCGGGAGCGATCCGGCCCGGCCGCCGGCCGACGCCGACTGCCCCTATATCCTGATCCAGCCCGGCTGGAAGACGGAGGGGACCGACCGCAAGCAATACCGTTACGCGGTGCCGGTGCAATGGGCGATCGTCAATCCCGACCGAATCGCGGACGACGGCGTCACGGAGCTGGCCGGGATCTATGACTGCGACCAGCTCGGGCAATTGATCCTGGATGAGATCGCCCAGGCCAGCCCGGCCAATCCCATCTCTTATGTCAAGTATTTCCCACTGACCGAGGAGGCGCAGGCGTCCGGCGGCTATTCGCCGCGCTTCACCGGCGCGATGGAGGTCAAGCTGTACATCGTGCCCGCCATGGGCGGCGGGCTGAACTATTAATGCCGCCATTTCATCCCTTGGATTAATATTGAATTCAATAAAATAAGGAGGCCTATATCATGGCACAAGCAAGAGGTTTCAAAGCGCAATTGGTGGCGGGTTTCGAGTCCGGCTACGGGCAGACCCCGGCTTCGCCCACCGGATTCAAACTCCCGGTCAACTCGGCCCAGGTCAAGTCCAAACAGAATCTGGTCGATTCGGCCACCGTCAGCGGCCGGCGTGATCCGGCCGAACCGGTCCGGGGCAATATCGATGTCTCCGGGACCGTGGTGGCGCCGGTGGACGAAGTCGGCATCGGTTATTGGCTGAAGGCGATGTTCGGCGCGCCGGTCACCACCGGCAGCGCCGACCCCTACAGCCACGTTTTCAAGGCCGGGGACAGCCAGCCGTCGCTGGTGCTGGAGCAAGGCTTCCCCGATATCGGGGTCTACGAGCTCTTTAACGGCTGCAAGGTCAACAAGTTCGCCCTCAACCTGGGCGGCGACGCCGAATTGGTCGCCAACATCGACATTCTCGGCGCCAAAGAGACTGTCGCCACCGCCAGCTTCGTGGCCAGCCCGACCGCGATCAACCTGGCCCGCTTCAATAATTACCAAGCCTCGATCCAGGAAGGCGGCGCCAGCATCGCCACGGTGACCAACGCCACCCTGAATGTGGAGTTCGGCCTGTTACCCGAGGGCTACACCCTGGGCGGCGGCTACCGGACCAGTCTCCCCGAAGGCCAGATGAAGATCTCCGGCGAGATCAAGGCTTTCTTCGAGAACAAGGCATTACTCGACAAGGCGCTGGCCGGGACCGAATCCTCGCTCTCGCTCAAGCTGACCAACGGCGCCCATAGCCTGGAATTCCTGCTGCCGGAGATCGTCTACGAACGGAACGCCCCCGGCATCGAAGGCTCCAAAGGGATCCTGGTGGAGCTGCCCTACCGCGCCTTCTACGGCAACAACGCCCAAGGCGGCGCGCTGGTGGTGACCCTGAAGAACGGCCAGACGACCTACGCGTAAGGCGGAACGATCTATCCTCTCTCTCGGCTCTCCCCCGGGTACTCCATCCATGGACCGGGCTTGAACCAGCGTGGCTCAGGCCCGGACCTGGGCGAGCAACCGATATCCTACGAAGCCCAAAGGCTTTTGAGCCCCGGAGCCCGGTGGTTTCCCGATCCGGGAAGCCAGAGCCAGGAAGGTTTAAGCTTGCGGCGCCCAAGGACGGACATCAGCCGCAAAGGGCCGAGGGTTAGGAGATAGGCATATTATTCAAATCAACCAAGGAGGAATCTGCTATGAATCCAACGATGCCGAAAGCCCGGGCGCTGACCCGGGCCGAGATCAAGGCGTTGCGCGAGGCCGGGCTCGATCCCGCCTTCCGCGCCGACGATCTCACCATGAAGGTCAACGCGGAGATGGTCGACTGGATGCTCGACCATGTGTACCGGGACTTCGATTTCGCCAATACCCCGTACTCGAGCTGTCTGGAGCTGGCGACCCGCACCTATCAGCTGACCTACAGCGTGAGCGAGGCCGCGGCAAAAAACTCCTGACGGTCTGGTCCTGGTGGGCGGAGGGGCGCAACCGCTATTGCGCCCTCTGCCGCGAGACCCAGGACCAGACCGGCGTCCGGCATGACTGCCAGTCCTGCGAGGACCGCTGCCCGGAGCTCCTGCCCGAGAACGGGCCGGCCTGGAAGCTCTGGCTGCTCGCCAATACCCAGTGGCGGATCGGCCTGGGCGCTCCGGTCGGCCTGGACTACCCGGCGGTGCTGCAGATCGCCGCGATCCACGGGATCGAGGTCACGCCGGCGGTCTTCGGAAAGCTGCGCCGCTTGGAGATGGGAGAGATGGAGAGATTGAGGAAGGAGGGGTGATCGTTTTGAGTGAAATGGATCAAACCATAAGTACACAGCTAAAGGCATTGGCCGATCTGTCGGAAGCTTCCAGTAAGACGCTCCAGCAGATCAGTGAAACCTTGAACAAAGTATCAACGTCGGTCCAGGAATTGGTGAGCAAAAGCAAAACCACATCGGGTTCCGGCAGCACAACGCCGGCCAAGGAAGGCGGCGCTGCTGAAACGGCCGGAGAAACGCTGACCGATCAGATCATGAAAATCATTCAGGATAACCTTAAACGTTCTACCAAAGATCTGTTGAAGAATATTCTCAGCGGTAAATCCCTGGATGAAATTTGGCAGGATCTGAAGAACAAGATCAGGGATGCGATCAATAAGATCCCCATCGCCGACAAGAAAAAGGAAGAGCCCCAGCCGGAGAAGAAGACGGAGTCGCCCAAGCTTACGACCCAATCCGAAGGGACCAAGACGGAACCGGAGAAAACCGATCCGGCTAAGGAAAAACAAGCCCTAACGGATCAGATTTTAAAAATCATCCAGGAGAATTTCAAGAACTTCACTTCAAACATTTTCAAGAATATTCTTACCGGAAAAGAGCTCAAATTCGGCGACCTTTGGCAGGACCTGAAGAAAAAAATTAGGGAAGCCATCGATAAACTTGGCGCCGGCGGCGAGAAGACAACGCCGACTCCCACTCCGACCCCGGCCCCTACACCTCAGACACCGGTGAAGGCGCAGTCAAGCGCAGGGAATACGCCGGAGGCCGGAACCGGCGCTACGGAGCAGAAAACGCTGTCGGAGCGGATCGACCAGATCGTCGAGGATAATTTCAAGGCCTTTGCCAGCAGTATTATTACGAATATTCTTACCGGAAAGGAATTACACCTGGACGATCTTTGGAAGGACTTCAAAAAGAAGATTAAAGAGGCCATCGACAAGCTTCCCATCGCCGAGAAAACATCCACGACAACCCCGGTGACGACCGATCCCAAAAAAGCGACGGAGGGCGGAAGCACTCCCGCCAAAGACCAAACACCCGCGGCCGACCAACCGGGCGCGAAGAACGGTGATGGGAAGAATGGCGGCGAAAAAACGGGCGAGAGTATGGATCCGGGTCAGACCGGAGATAAATCCGACAAATCAGATAAATCCGAGTTGACGACCTCAAAGCCAATGCCGATTACTGGCATCGGAGATGCCTGGCAGAGAGGGGTTCAGACGGCCGCCAGCACTACCGTTGATGCTATATTCCAAGATGTTTTAAACGGTAAAATGAAAAGTTTCGGTGATTATCTGAAGAGTCTCGCCAATAACATTGTTCAATCGTTCGCGAATAATATGCTAAGCAAGCTGGTGAATAACTTAACCGGCATATTCTTCAAAGCCGAGGGCGGCCCGGTTACCGGCGGAGGCACCTATATCGTCGGCGAGCGGGGACCGGAGGTGTTCGTCCCCAATACCAGCGGGACGATCATTCCCCATCACCAGCTGGGTTCGGGCAAGCAAGCCGCGCCGCAGGTGACGGTGAACGTCATCAACAACAGCGGCCAGCAGGTGACAGCCAAGCAGGAATCGCACTTCGACGGCCAGCGCTATGTGGTCGACGTCTGGCTGGACGCCCTGGCCCGCAATGTCGGCGGGGTGCGCGACGTCGTATACGCGGGGAGGTAGAGCAAAATGAGTGAGATCGTCTTTCCGGCCATCGCCGCGCCGGTCTATCCGTTGACCGAGGAGTGGGAGGATGTCGGGATCGCCAGCAGCTTCGAGGACGGCAGCGAGATTAGCCGGCCGCGCTTCACCCGCTCGCGGGGCAAGTGGACCCTCTCCTGGACCGCGCTGCGCGAGGCCGATTATCAACAACTGATGACCTTCTGGCGGGACACCGCCAGGGGCAAGAGCATGGTCTTCGACTGGACCCATCCGGTCACCGGGACCACCTACACGGTGCGCTTCGCCGAGAAGCAGCCCTTCAAGAACATCGCGCCCGGACTGTGGTCCGGGGAAGTGACCTTGCGGGAGGCGTGAGGAAGCGTTAAGCGACCTAACCTCCAATTCTTTCCCTGCCAAGGAGGAGAGGAGGAAAGGTATGACAACAAAGTTTCGACCTTATGATTCGGCAAACGACACCAACATAGCCGGTACCCCCTCACGGGACCGGCTTTTAAACATGGCTTTTTTGTAAAAGGAGTGAACCGTATGGACGATAAAGCATGGCTGATTCATGTCCTGCAACGGCTGGCCGAGTTTCCGCTGGCCAAGGTCGTGGCCGGGGTCGGCTTGTGGCTGCTGAAGCTGCTCTTCGGGCCGGTCTTCCGGCCGGTCTATGGCACGGTGATCCTGTTGTGGCTGGCGGATTTCGGCACCGGGTTTTACCATGCCCGGGCCAATCCGGCGGTCCGGCCGGACAGCCGCCGCCTCTATCACGGCCTGGTGAAGCTGGGTATCTACTTATTCCTATTGATCCTGGGCAACTTCTGCAGCCAGACCGAGCTGACCGCGGTGATCCGCACCGTCATCGAGAGCTTCATCATTTTGACCGAGAGCTACTCAATTCTGGAGAATCTCCAGAAGATCTGCGTCTTGAAGAATTGGCCCGCGCCGTTGCTGGACCAGATCATGAAGACGATCCAGGGCCGGCTGAACGATTCCGGCGGCGACGCCGCGAATGACGGGCCCTGGCGCGGCTGAAACCCAAAAAAGGTGCATTTTCATGATGCACCCGGATCCGGGTGAAAAAACGAAAAGGAGACGAACTGTCATGAACCAAAATCCCGTGGTGGAATTGATGCAACGGTATGGCTATAACAACGGCCAATTCTGCCTGGCCGCCGACATCAGCTATTCCAGCCTGTATTATCTGAAGCGGGGCTTCTCCAAGCGGCTGCCCGCCGGGGTGAGGTGCTTTCTCGCAGCCAAGGGGCTGGAGGCTGCGGAGTTCGAGGCCGAATACCGCGAGTACCGCCGGAACGAACGGGAATATCTATTGCGGCGCACCCCCGGGAAGCCCCCGGTCCGGCTCCGGCGCCGCTCCCGTTGCAAGTGACGGACGTTCTTCCATAGCATGATAAAGGAGGCATGGATATGCAGAGACTTCCCGCCGCGGCGATCCTGGAGAAGAACCGGCTCGCCAGCGACAGCCCGTTTCTGGTGCTGCTCCGGATCGACATTCCGGACCTGGAACCGATCCGGGTGGTTCACAATAACGAGGATATCGAATGGCCGGCCGGGTCCGGCGACACCTGGACGGCCTTTCCCTTTCAACTGGATGAGATCACCGAGGACGGCAAGGAGCTGTCCCGGGTCGATCTGAAAGTTTGCAACATCGACCGCACCATCTCGCAGTATCTGGAGGATACCAACGGCGCCACCGGGACCCAGGTCACCCTGTACGTGGTGCACGCCGCCCATCTGGACGCGGCCGACGGGCCGCTGATCCGGGAGAGCTTCGCGGTGCAGCAGACCAGGGCCGACGCCAACTGGGTCGTCTTCACCCTGGGACCGGACTTCACCACCATCCAAAGGGTGCCGGCCCGCCGTTATCTGGCGGATTTCTGCCCGTTCTCCTACGGGCCGGAGGACCCGGAGTGCGGCGTCAGCCAAGCCGTCAAGGAGGTGTACCCCGACTGCCCCCACACCCTGGACGGCTGCCGCGCCCGCCAGAACGCGGCCCGTTTTGGCGGCGAACCGACACTGAATCCGGGCGGCTTTTACCGTTCCAATGAACCCGTCCCCAGTAGCTGATCTGGTCGGCAAGGCTTTCGCCGACGGCGGCCGGGGGCCGGAGGCATACGACTGCTGGGGGCTGGCTCTGGAGGTCTTCCGCCGCTTCGGGGTGGAGCTGCCAGACTACCGGATCGGGGCCTACGACAGCGCGGCCATCTTCCGCACCTACCAGCGGGAGAAACGGCGCTGGAAGGAGATCACCGCCGGCGAGCCGCCGGTTCCGTCCCTGATCTTCATGCGCTTCAACTCCGCCGTCGGCAATCACGTCGGCGTCTACCTGGGTGCGGGCCGCTTCATCCACGCCCGGGAAAAAGCCTTCTCCTGCATCGAACGGACCGATCACCTCTATTGGAAACAGGCGATCGTCGGCTATTATGTGCCGGGGGAGGAGTTCAAAGAGACGGCGGGGCAAGCGGGACCGAGGAAATGACTTGAAATGATCCTTTCTTGAAAGAGGTGATGGCTTGAATCAGCTTACACTGGTAATCATTAAGAATCCTTTCGATATCGAACGGGACCGGGTGGTCCGTGAGCTCTCTTTCGTCCCCGGCCAGCCGGTCTTCGACTATCTGCGGGGGAGCTATCCGGCGGAGCCGGCCGAGATCGACATCGTTCACAACGGCCGGATCCTGGCGGATGACGAATATGGCCGGACCACGCCCGGTCCGGGCGACTTCATCGTGGCCATGCCCCGGGTGGCCAAAGGGAGCTCGAAATCAAAGAATATCCTGTCAATGGTGGCCTCCATTGGCTTGATGATGCTGTCGATGGGTGTTGGAAATTTAGTTGAATCAGGTCTTTGGCGGGGTATAGGAGTTTCGTGGTCCAATCCATGGAGTTACGCAGCTGCTATGGCGACGAATCTAGTGGGCGGCATCGCCATGTCTCATTGGTTCCCCCCCGCCAAGCTGGATATGAAGCAAGAGAGCCTCACTTACGGCTGGAACGGAGTACAGAATCAGATCGGCCAGGGCAATCCGGTCCAGATCACTTTCGGCAGAGTCCGCACCGGCGGGCAGCTCTTGCAGTCCCATGTCTCGGTGGAGGACGACAAGCAGTATCTGAACCTCCTGTTCTGCGGCGGCGAAGGACCGTGCCAATACGATGGCGACGGCGAGTCCAACCCGGATGATCCCGACGATGCGGTCGATCATGTCCCAGGCATCGCCGCGATCCAGATCAACGGCAATCCGCTGGAGAACTACAGCGGCGTGAAGGTTTACAAACGGGCCGGACTGAATCATCAGAGCGTCATTCCGGGCTTCGCCGATGCCTATGTGGAGCAGCCGCTGAGTTTCGCCCTTTCAGCCGAGTACGCGACGGCCACCACCACCGGCGACAACGTACAGGGCCTGGAGATCGCGCTCGACTTTCCGACCGGACTGTACCGGATGGATGACGGCGAGGTGAAGTCCGGCCAGTTCCGGGCGGAGATCCAATACCGCCTGCACGACGCGCCCGAGGGAAGCGCCTGGAACACTAAGGAGTGGTCCTTCTCGCGAAGCACCCGGATGCCCTTCAAAAGCACCATCTCCATCGACCATCTGAATCCCGGCCAGTATGACGTGCGCGTGAAATGCCTGGCGAAACCCAATTCCGAATTGGTCATCCAGTGGTCGAACCTGGCCCAGATCATCTATGATGATTTCGTCCGGCCGGGCAAGATCCTGCTGGCCATCAAGGCGCTGGCCACCGACCAGCTCTCCGGCGGGCTGCCGACGGTCACCTGGGAACAGACGCGCGATCGGGTTTGGGTCTGGAATCCCAGGGGCGCGGCGGGTGGCTGCTATGAAACGCGCGACGCCGACAACCCGGCCTGGGCCTGCTACTGGCTGATCCACCGGCTTTACCGGCTCACCGACAGCCGGACCGGAGTCCGCCACGATGTGGTGCGCGGCGTCCCGGTGGATCGCATCGATTACGACGCCTTCGCCGAATGGGCCCGTTGCTGCGACGGGATCCGCCTCGACGACCCGGCCGGAACGCCCGACCCCAAGCGCCGGCTCCGGGTCAACCTGGTCCTGGACACCGCCCAGAACCTCTGGGAGGCGCTGCGGCTCATCGCGCCGCTGGGCCGGGGCAATGTCATTTTGAAAGGCACTCGCTACAGCTGTATTTGTGATCAACCGGGCCAGCCGGTGGTGCAACTTTTCAACATGGCCAATATCGGCCTGAATTCGTTCAACGAGCAGTTCGCCGACACCAAGGACCGGGCCAACGCCATCGAGGTGACCTTCTTCAATAAGGAGAAGGACTACCAGCGCGACACGATCACCGTTTATGCGGCGGACTACAACACCGCGGCCACGGTGCAAAATCCGACTCAGGTCACCCTGCGGGGCTGCGTCACTCTGGAGCAGGCTTACCGGCACGGCCGCTATCTCTTGCGGACCAACCGCTATAACACCCGCACCTGTTCCTGGTCAGCGGAGGCCGACAGCATCGCCTGCACCATCGGCGATGTGGTGGCGGTCCAGCACGACGTGCCGCTCTGGGGCACCGGCGGCCGGATCGTGGCGGCCGAGGCCGGCGCAGTGACCCTGGACCGGCCGGTCCGGCTGGACGAGGGGCAGAGCTACGCCCTGAAGGTCCGCCTGGCCGACGATACCCTGGTCGACAAGGCCCTGGTCAACACCTGCCCGGGCGGGGAGAGCTTCATCGAGACTGCGATCTTGCAGGTGGTCACCCCGTTTGACGCCGTTCCGGCGGCGGGCGATCTCTACTCCTTCGGCCTGGTGCAAAAGGTGGCTAAACCCTTTAAGATCCTGAGCATCACCAAGGATCACGTCAACCAGCGGCGCAAGATCAGCGCGCTGGAATACAATGAAGCGGTCTACGACGAGAGCGGCGACGAACCGCCGGCCTTGAATTACAGCGCCGGCAAGGAAGCGCTCTCGGGACTCATCGCCAGCCACCATATTGATGGAACGGGCGCGGTCTGGCTGGATATCGCCTGGACTCCGTCGCGCGGCATGTACTATGGCGCGCAGGTGGAGATCGACGGCCGCAAGGTCCAGAAGATCGAAGCGCCGCAGGCCGCTTTCTCCTGGCAGGTCGGCGTCCCCGGACAGTACGCGATCCGGGTGGCCGCTCTCGATCAGTTCGGCAACCCCTGCGGCGCGGCGACGCTCACGTATACCGCCACCGCCAAGCCGGCCCCGGCCGACGTCAGCGAGGTGCGGCTCAGTGAGAATACCTTTCTGCTGCGGGACGGCACGGCGCTCTCGGACATCCGGGTCAGCTTCCGGCCGTCCGGGGAGATCGTCAGGGAATTCCGGGTCTATTACGCGCTCGACGGGAGCGCCGCCTGGAATTTCACCGGAGCCACGCCCGAGCCGGCCTATACCATCAAGGCGATTCCCAATACCCAGACCGTCACGGTCAAAGTCTGCGCCGTGGATCGACTGGGCAACGAGTCCGCGGGCACTGTTTCGGAAGCGTTCCGCCTGACCGGCAAGTCCGATCCGCCCGGCGACGTGGCGAGTCTGACGACGGTCCAGGACGACTACAACCGGGCCCGGGTGATCCTCACCTGGCCGGCGCTGGATCCCGTGCTCCATCCCGACCTGCGCGGCTATGAGGTCCGGGTCGGCGCTTCCTGGAGCACCGGGACCAAGATCGGCGGCCTGACCACCGATTTGACCGCCTCCTACACCGTTCCGGCCAGCGGCAACTATGCCTTTTGGGTCAAGGGAGTCGACAACTCCGGCAACAGCTCGGTCAATGCCGCCGGGAAGAGCCTCTATGTCGAGGCCAAACCGAACGCGCCGACTGCCGGGACGGTGGTCCAGGATGGGAATGACCGCTCCAATCTCCTGATCTCCTGGTCGGCCGTATCCGACAAGGATCTGGCGGCCTATGAGGTGCGGCTGGGGAACAGCTGGGACAGCGGCGCGGCGGTCGGTGTCACCAAAGAGACCGGCCTCCAGTACCGGGCCGGCGCCAGCGGCGTCTATAATTTCATGATCTGCTCGCGCAATACCGCCGGGTTCCGCTCCACTGTCCTGAATTTAGCGTTCAACGCCGGCGTCGAACCGTCCAATGTGACCGGCTTTGTCGTGGAGCAAAGCGACACCGACCGGCGGATTCTGAAATGCCGCTGGACCGGGATTGCCGACAAGGACCTCGCCTATTACGAGATCCGCAAGGGCACCCTCTGGAACAGCGCGGTCGTGGTGGCCACCAAGATCGGCAACCCTTACTACGACGATGTGGCGACCGCCGAGGAGACCGCCACTTTCTTGATCAAGGCGGTCAATAAGGCCGGTTTCGCCAGTAACGACCCGGCGGCGCAGATCGTCAGCATAACGCTCACCCCGAATCAGCCGGGCGGCGGCAGCGTGCTTTCGGACTATGACAACCGGCTCAAACTGAAGGTTTCCTGGGAGAAAGTGCCCGACCTGGATATCGACTATTATGAATTGAAGTATGAGAACACCGTCATCGCCCGGACCAGCGAGACGAGCTATCCATTCGCCGTCGGATCGGGCGGAGTCCACCGTTTCGCGGTGCGTTCCCGCAACAAGGCGGGCTTTTATTCGTCCGCGCTGAATCTGGCCATTACCATCCAGGCGGAACCGGCCGCGGTGACCGGCTTCACCATTCAGCAGAGCCCGCTGGACCGACGAATCCTGCAATTCGCCTGGAATCCGGTGGCAGACAGCGACCTCAGCCATTACGAGATCCGGAAGGGCGCCAATTGGGACAGCGCCGCCGTCTTTGCGACCGGGCTGAAGACGACCGCTCTGGAAAAGATGGTCACAGCTGAGGAGACGGCGAACTTCTTGATTAAGGCGATCACCAGCGGCGGGGTCGGAAGCGCCAATGCCGCAGCCAAGTCTCTCGCCATCGCCCTCAAGCCGAGCAAGCCGGGGTCCGGAACCATCGCTCCCAGCCCGGACAACCACGCCCAGCTGGTGCTCACCTGGCAACCGGTGGCCGATACCGACCTGGTGAACTACGAGATCCGCCGCGGCGGCGCCTGGGAGTCCGCGACGCTCATCGGAACCACCCGCGAGACCAGCTATACCTACCCGGTGACGGCCAGCGGGAGCTATAACTTCCTGATCTGCGCCAAGAACGTGGGCGGGCTGTATTCCAATCCGCTGAGCCTGGCGACGGTGGCCAACATCGAGCCCTCGGACGTCACCGGTTTCGCGGCGGAGCAATGGGGGAACGACCGCAGCAAAGTCCGTTTGACCTGGAACGCCATTCCCGACCCGGATCTGGATTATTACGAGATTCGTGAAGGAGCCAACTGGGATCTGGGCGCGGTGGTTGCCACCCGGCTGACCGGACTGGTCTGCGATGCGTCGATCGCCGCCGAACGGCTCTACCGTTTTTGGATCGCCGCGATCAATAAGGCCGGCAAGACCAGCCTCAATCCGGCGCCGGTGGAGGGCCAGTTTGATCTGAATCCGTCTCCGCCGCAAGGTTTGACCGTCGCCACCGATCCCAATGACCGCTCCAACCTCCAGATCGCCTGGACGGGAATCGCCGACCAGGACTTGCAGGATTATTCGCTCAAGGTCGGGCTGGACTGGGATAGCGGCGCAGAGATCGCCCGCACCAAGGAGCTGAAAACGGCCTGGAAGCCGCCGGCCAGCGGGACCTACAAGTTTATGTTGCGCGCCCGGAACAACGCCGGATTCGAATCGGATGATGTCGCCGCGGTGTTCGAAGCCAGGATCGAGCCGGCCGATGTCACCGGATTCGTAGCCTATCAAAATGGCACGGTCGTCGCCATGTCCTGGGATAAATCCCCGGAGAGCGACGTGGTGGCCTACGAGATCCGGGAGGGCGCCACTTTCGATAATGGCGCGGCGCTGGTGGTGACGGGATTGTCGGAGACGAGCTACAGTGTTGCCGTGGATACCGAGACCAGCAAAAGATATCACATCAAGGCCATCAACCGGGCCGGATACTACAGCCGGGAGGCGGCCTCGGCGGGGGTGACCATCGCCAATCTGCCGCCGAAGAACGTGATGTTCAATTACAATGAGATTGAGCTGCAAGACGGGAGCCACGAGAATACCGAATTCGGCGAAAGCCAATTCAACTATGCCAACTTCGGCGGCAGGTTCATTGACTACCCCAACACCAAATTCGCCGAGGTCGGCGGGCAGACTGTGCTGAAGCTCTTGCCGCAAAACTTGATCACGGACGCCCATTTCGACGGGGAGCTCGACTTCGCGAAGTGGAGCATCCTGGGTTCGGGGACGCTGGCCAAGAATGCCGCCGGGAACCTGCTCTTGACGAGCACGGCCGCGACCGCCGGCTCGTCGGGGGTTCGCTACAAGCTGCCTTCGGCCTTGGAGCGCGGCAGGGTCTACACTGTGGAGCTGAAATACCGCAACTCCAAGACCGGCGGCATCAGTTCCGGTTTTGTCGGTTCGAACGGCACTTCGTACGCGGCAAGCAACTGTACTCCGGCGAGCGTGGCTAACGTCTATCCAGCGGCCAACCAGTGGATCACCGAGAAGTTTGACTTCACAGTAGGCACGAGCGGGACCGAACCGGGCTATTTTCTCTTTGGCTACCAGTCCCGGATCAGCGGCGACACCCTGGAGATCGCCACAGCCAAGATTTACAAAAAGTCCGGCCAAGCCGGGAGCTATGCCTACGAGCCGTCCGGGACTTACTACTGCGCCCGGAAAGACATGGGCAGCGTGATCACTGCCAATATCGTCACCCAGTTTATCTCGACGGTGCTGCTCCGTTCGGGAGTCTCGGCCAAGCTGCAATACCGGGTCAGCCGCGACGGGACGCTTTGGACCGAGTGGCAGGATTTCGCCCCGGTCCTGACGACCTTCCGGTATGCCGAATTCCGGGTGTTGTTGAACGCCTCGGATACCGCCAGAACCCCGGAGGTCAATATCCTGCGGGAGATTGTCGACGTGCCCGATGTGGACCGGTACGGCACCGCCGTCATCCCCGCCGGAGGGACGGATGTGGCATACGGCCGCAAGTATTGGGAACCTCCGGTGGTGAATCCGGCGGCGATCGGACCGGGACTCCGGGCCGAACTGATCAGCGTGGGGAAGGAGCAGTTCCGGGTGAGGGTCTTGAATGCCGCCGGCGCGGATGTCGGCGGAACCATCAATTGGCTGGCGAGAGGCTTCTAACGGAGCCTCTCGTTTTTTAGCCGCGACGGCCAGGACGGCGCTTTATCGAAAACGAATCCATCGAAGGAGTGAAGAACCATGGCATTCGATCTGAATAAACCGGCGGACACACAGACCATCGCCGCTGGACCCGGAGACATCCGGGAGAATTTCCGGGCCTTGAAGGAGGACCGGATCGTCGACGCCCAAAAGGTGGCGGGACTCAGCCCCGGCAACGCCAGCGGCAACCTGGCGGTCGCCAACGGCACGCTTTGCGTCAATCTCAACGCCGACAAACTGGACGGCAACGACGCCAGCGCCTTCGCTGCGGCGGTCCATACTCACGGGACGGCCACTAGTTCCAGCAACGGCCTGATGTCCAACACCGACAAGGTGAAATTGGACGGCATCGCCGCCGGCGCGGAGGTCAACCAGAACGCCTTCGGCAACGTCAAGGTGGGGACGGCCACGATCCAAGCCGACTCGGAGAGTGACACGCTGGAGCTCGCGGCGGGGACCGGGATCACTCTGACCCCCGACGCTACCAACGACAAGGTAACCATCGCCGTCACTCAGGACGGCCACAGTCACGCTGCGGCCACCACCTCCACCGCCGGCTTCATGGCGGCGGCGGACAAGAGCAAGCTGGATGGCATCGCCGCTGGCGCGCAGGTCAACCAAAACGCCTTCGCTAATGTGGTAGCCGGCGGGGCGACGATCCAGGCCGACGGCGCCACCGACACCCTGGCCATCAACGCCGGCGCGGGGATCACGATCAGCGGCGACGCCACCAATGACGCCCTGACTATCGCGGTCACCGCCAACGGCCACACCCACTCCGAAGCGACTACCTCGGCCGGCGGCTTTATGTCGGCCGCCGACAAGAGCAAGCTGGGCGGCATCGCCGCCGGCGCGCAGGCCAACCAAAACGCTTTCAGCAACATCCTGGTGGGCAGCACTACGGTGAGCGCCGACGGGCCTACGGATACGCTGGAGATCGTGGCCGGTACCGGGATTACCCTGACTCCCGACGCCACCAACGACCGGCTGACCATCGCCGGCCACTCCAACGCCAACGACCCCACGGCGGATCAGAAAGCCGCCCTGGCCGGGACGAGCGGCACACCAAGCAGTACCAACAAATATGTGACGAATAGTGATGCAAGGCTGAGCGACGCCCGGACGCCGGTGGCGCATACCCATGATGACCGCTACTTCACTGAGGCCGAACTCGGCGCGACGACCGACGGGGCGAGCGGCGCCGACAAGATCGGAGCCACCGCCATCAGCGGGATCGCCGGAACCACCGTGCAGTCGGTGCTGGAGGCGATGAAGGCCAAGGTCGATCTGAAGCTGGAGTCGATCCCGGTGGCCTCCGCCACCAAACTGGGCGGAGTGAAGGTCGGGGCCAATCTGAGCGTGGATGCCAGTGGGGTGTTGAGCGGACCGGCGGTAGTGCCTCACGGACAGCAGGTCTTTACGGAAAGCGGGACGTTTACGGTTCCCGGAGGGGTAGCGCAGGTTTACGTGTCCATGTCCGGTGGTGGTGCTGGTGGTACAAGAGGTGAAGATGGAGGACGTGGTAGCGGCTCCAGCAACCCTGGCACCGGCGGCAATGGCGGCAATGGCGGGGGTGCTGGAAAAGTCGCGATTAAACAAAAGGTCACAGGCTTGACCGCGGGCCAGAGCATCCCTATCACGATCGGCGCCGGCGGCGGTCTGGCTTCCAATGGCGCTGCTTCATCTTTTGGCTCCTACATCACCTGTTCGGGCGGAGCAGTTAATGGCGGCGCTCCAGGAGCCACGGGCGGTTACGGAACCGCCGGACTCGGCGGCTCTGGAGAAAGTGGTCCTTTTGGCGTAGCCGGCAGCGGTTACGGAACTGGCGGACGAGGCGGCTACGGAGGCTACGCAGGAGTTGGCAGCAGCAGTGGCGGCCCTGGTGGCGTCGGAGCATCAGGCCAACCCGGAATTTGCATAGTGGAGTGGTGACACGTGAGATATGCTCAAATTTTATACGATAAGGCCCATTGGATTTTTGAATCCGACGAGACCTTAGAACAGCTCCGGCGACGGTTTGCGACGGAGATTGTTTTTGTCGACATCACGGATTCGGCAGAAGTGCAAGAGGGCTGGGATTATAACGGTGTTTTTACCGCGCCAAGTGGCCTGGCCGTTGAAGAGCGGTTAGCGGCGCTTGACGCCGAATACAACCCCCAATTTGATGCTTTGACGCTCGCTTGGGCTACTGCGTCAATGGACGGCGATACCGAAACAGCCAACGCAAGATTGGCCGATAAGCAGACTTTAAAGGCTGAGTATCAGCAAAAACGGGAGGCGATCATCCATGGTTAGGCCGTACTGCGTAATCTGCGGGAAGAAGAACGACCCGGCCACCGGCAAGTGTACCGGCAAGGATTGCCCGAGGGCGAAGGGGTAGACGTCGGGAGATGTAGAAGGTTAGCCAAAAGATTTTTGCCACGTTGGCTCTGGAAGACGACTCATCCCTTGAGCCGCCTGGCAGCCAATAGCAACCGCAGTGCCTTTCCCCTCTCTTTGAAATGAGCCGATCAGAAACGTGAAAGAGAGGGGAATCTTGTTTTACCGGCACTTTTATCCCGCTTGAAATGAAAAAGCTTAGGCGGAAACACGAAACCATCAACGCACGAACATCAGTAGATAGAAGGAGTGAAGAATCATGGCATTCGATCTGAATAAACCGGCGGACACGCAGACCATCGCCGCCGGACCCGGAGACATCCGGGAGAATTTCCGGGCCTTAAAGGAGGACCGGATCGTCGACGCCCAAAAGGTGGCGGGACTCAGCCCCGGCAACGCCAGCGGCAACCTGGCGGTCGCCAACGGCACGCTTTGCGTCAATCTCAACGCCGACAAACTGGACGGCAACGACGCCAGCGCCTTCGCTACGGCGGGCCATAGCCACGGAACGGCCACCAGCTCCAGCAACGGCCTGATGTCCAATACCGACAAGGCGAAATTGGACGGCATCGCCGCCGGCGCGGAGGTCAATCAGAACGCCTTTGGTAACGTCAAGGTGGGGACGACCACGATCCAGGCCGACTCGGAGAGTGACACGCTGGAGATCGCGGCGGGGACCGGGATCACTCTGACCCCCGACGCTACCAACGACAAAGTAACCGTCGCCGTCACCCAGGACGGCCACAGCCACGCCGCGGCCACCACCGCCACCGCCGGCTTCATGGCGGCGGCGGACAAGAGCAAGCTGGACGGCATTGCCGCCGGCGCGCAGGTCAACCAGAACGCCTTCGCCAATGTGGTGGCCGGCGGGGCGACGATCCAGGCCGACGGCGTCACCGACACCCTGACCATCAACGCCGGTGCGGGGGTCACGATCAGCGGCGACGCCACCAATGACGCCCTGACTATCGCGGTTACCGCCAACGGCCACACCCACTCCGAAGCGACCACCTCGGCCGGCGGCTTCATGTCGGCCGCCGACAAGAGCAAGCTGGGCGGCATCGCCGCCGGCGCGCAGGCCAATCAGAACGCTTTCAGCAACATCCTGGTGGGCAGCGCCACGGTGAGCGCCGACGGGCCTACGGATACATTAGAGTTGGTCGGAGGGACGAATATTGCCATTACACCTGATGCCACCAATGACCGGGTAACGCTCGCAGTGACTGGCACGGTGCCCAGCGCGGCGGCCTGCACGGGCAATGCCGCAACGGCCACGAAGTTGGCGACGGCCCGGACCATCGCCCTGACGGGCGGGGTAACCGGTTCGGCGACCTTCGACGGGTCAGCGAATGCATCGATTGCGACGACGATTGCCGGAAATGCGCCGACTGCCACCAAGCTGGCGACAGCGCGGACGATTAACGGCGTCGCCTTCGACGGCAGCGCCAATATCACGGTAACGGCTGCGGCAAACGGTGGCAATGCTGATACCGTTGATGGCAAACATGCTAGTGATTTTGCCGCTGCGACATCGGGCATACCCCCTGGAGCGGTCATATATTTTGCCATGAGTACGCCCCCGACGGGATGGTTAAAGGCAAACGGGGTAGCCGTATCACGGACCACTTACGCCGCTTTATTTGCTGCGATTGGAACAAAATTTGGCGCAGGCGATGGCTCTATTACGTTTAATTTACCGGAGTTACGCGGGGAATTCATTCGGAGCTACGATGATGGACGGGGGGTTGATTCAGGTCGGATTTTTGGAAGTTGGCAGGTTGATGAACTTAAATCGCATAATCATGTTATAACAGGCGCCGATAATCCTACAGGAACTGGCGGCTATATAGACTTAGGAGATACAATTAATACAGATGGTTCTAGTGCGGTAGCAGTACAGAATACTGGCGGGATAGAAACCCGACCAAGAAACATTGCACTTATGGCTTGTATAAAATACTAATTTGAGAATTACCATAACATTCCCTTCGCAACCTGTAACAATTATCAGTAAAATGCGCTGAGCTTAATGACTTGTATAATGTTATCGGTTTGAATTCCTTCACAATTTTGTTAATCCAAGACATAGTGACTTCACAACTCTCACCCAAAGGAGGTACCCAACCATGCTCCCCATCCAAGACCTGCTCCTCAGCCCGGGCCCGAACCGCCCGGGCGATTTGATCCGTCCCCGGCGGATCATCATCCACCGCACCGGCAATCCGGGGACCACGGCGCTGCAGAACCGGAACTATTTCGAGAGCTTGAACCATCCGCCCAAGGCGGGCCAGATCTATGCCTCGGCCCATTACATCGTCGACGGGACGGCGATCATCCGCTGCATCCCCGAGAATGAGCGGGCCCATCATTGCCGGGGCGCCAATTTTGACGGCATCGGCATCGAAGCCTGCGAGCCGCTGAATGAGGCGATCTACCAGAATGTGTTGGCCCTGATCGTCGATATCTGCCGGCGGCGCGGCTTTCAGCCGACGCCCGACTTCATTCAGCCCCATTCCAAGTTCGAACCGGTCAATCGGCGCTTCGACCCCTATTTCTGGGGGGATTTCCGGAGCGGCAAGGCCAATCCGGGCCGGGATCTCTGCGATCCCTTCGCTTTCTACGCCGACTTGGGCAAGGCTTTCGCGGCCCCGGACGGGAGCCTGTCATGAGACAGTTGCTGTGGGGGATCTGCATCGGCGTCCTGGGAACCGCGCTGGCGGGAGTGGTCTATCTCCGGCCGCAGCCCAGGGCGGCCGGGACTCAGCCGGCCGGTCCCGCGGCGCAGTTGCGGCTCCGCAGTCAGCAACAGGGAATGTTGACCGGAAAAGTGGCCTTGCCGGAAGCGGCTCGGGTTCCTACTCCGCCCGGCACAGTGCAGTCAGTCACTCGGCCGGTCGAAGTGCCGGTCCGCGGGACCTTGAAGACCCGGTTGCGGGACGAGCGCACCGGAACGACCCTGGCCGAGGTGGAGCGGCCCATCACCGGAACCACTGCCGTGCAGCTAGGGCCGGAAGAGATCGCGGTCAGCACCCAATTTGAGGATACGGCGGAGATCACCGTCCGGCTGCCGGAGCGCCCCTGGTCGGTGAGCCTGGGGCCTGACGGCGCCGAGCTCAACTGGACCCGGCGACTGGGGGACCGCTTCTTCCTCAGCCTCGGCGCGGAGCGGGAGTTTGGCGAGGAATGGCGGGCCAAGCTCCGGGTTGGCGTGGAGTTTTAGTGCTTGGTCCCGGGGTCGGTCAGCGGCAGTTGAAAGATGACCTCCTTGATCTGGTCCAGAGGCACCGTCTCCCGCACCTCATCGGTCCCGGTGATCTCCACGATATACTCCGGAGTTCCGCCGGTGTGCAATACCCCCACCACCGTGCCCTCGCTTCCGTCGATCAAGCGGATCATATCCATCGGATGAATCTCCTGATTTTGCATCACGGCACCGTCTTTCCAAAAATTCACTCGCGGCCTGGCAAGGCTCGGGCTTCTTCGCCGGCCATGACTCCACGCAGCGCGGCAATACTGAGTATAGTGTAACCCATCCCGGTTGAAATAGACCGCGCCGGAGGTCAAATGGGCGGAAACAATGATCCAATGGAGGAAGAAAGTGTTTCTAAAGCGGCGCCGGGATGCGGCCGATGTTAGGGATGGCAACCTACGGAAACGATATGAATCCGGTGGTTTAGAAGCGTTGTGATAACCCTGCCCGAAGGTCAGGGTGAACACAAAAGCTCAGAAAAGCAAGTGATAAAGTCGTTTAAATCTTTTTGCAGCTGACTTTCGTTTCGAAAGACTTTATCACATGGCTTTTAGTGGATGAATTCCCATCCATTCCTTGCGGATGAAGTTGCCCCCGGGAATCCAATTGTCAAATGATGGAGGAATAGTTTTGAACTGCTCAACCGCGAAGACCGAACACGATCCCATCCCCAAGAGCTTACTTGAGGCGGAACTTATCTTTAAGATCGGCCAGATGAAAACCTTTATGGACAAAGCCGCCGACATTGATGAGAAAGTCAAGGACGAGATCCATATCGCCATTCAACATTTATACCAGGCCAAAAAACTGTTGATCATCGAGAAAGTGCATTGA